TGATTGGTGTGATAGACATACCTACTCGAACAGCACAATACGGCCACTGGGGATTGGATTTTAATCGGTTATGAATCACGAAGCACAGCTCCTTAGTAAGGTTGTTCAAGATCGAACTCTTACACCACTTCTAGAAAACAACATTAATGAGTCTTGGTTTGCTGATGCAGCTGATCGTAAAGTAGTTAGTTTTTTACTTGCTCACAATGCAAAGTACCGTGAGTGCCCAAGCCTTGAAGTTATTAATCAAAATTTTCCAGCATATTCTCCCGTACCAGTTAATGACTCTGTTGAATACTTAATTGATTGTCTTGTTGATGCGCGTCGTAAACAAAGAATTATTGCCACACTTGGCTCAGCTTTAGAGGTTATAGAAAAAGAACAAGATCACGAGGGTGCACTCCAAGCTATGGAGCGCGGAATTATTAAACTTGAAGAAGATGGTTTAACTAAGTCAAATGACTTAGAAGTTACACAAGCTGCTAAGTCCGCAAAAGAAGAATACGAGAATCGCAAGAACAACCCTGGCTTACTTGGTTTACCTACAGGGTTCCCAACTATGGATGAAGCAACCTCTGGTTTACAGCCTGGTCAGCTCATTGTAATTATTGCTCCACCAAAGACAGGTAAATCAACGCTTGCTTTGCAGATTGCACAGAACTGTCACCTAGCCGGTAAGGTCCCAATGTTTTACTCATTTGAGATGAGCAACGACGAGCAGAAAAGCCGTTACTACGCTATGAAGGCAAAGGTTTCCCACAGGCGTTTAATGACCGGTACTTTAACCGATGAAGAGCAGGCGCGGTACTACAAGATTATTGATGGCATTGAAAACATGAGAGATAAGTTTTGGTTTATTGATTCATCTGGCGGACAGACAGTAAGCGGTGTTGCCAGCAAGATCCAAAACAAGAATCCAGACATCGTATTTATTGATGGTACTTATTTGATGATTGATGAGCAAACCGGAGAGTCAAACACCCCACAAGCGCTTACTAACATCACTCGCTCATTAAAGCGTTTGGCTCAAAAAATTAACAAGCCGGTAGTTATTTCTACTCAGGTTCTTAATTGGAAAATGAAGAAAGGCCAAGTTACAGCTGACGCTATTGGTTATTCATCTTCTTTCCATCAAGATGCTGATGTTATCTTTGGTCTACAGCGTGAAGATGAGTTGGTAGATGACACTCGATTGCTCCGTGTTGTAGCTGCACGTAACGCCGGTCTTTCAGAAGTATCGTTAGTGTGGGATTGGAACAACGGATTATTTAGAGAGCTAGGTGTAGAGGATCTATGACCGTAGAAGAGATGACAGATACGTTATCTCGCCTTGGTATTGAAGCGGTTAACACACGAGGCGATGAGATCCAGGGGTACTGCCCTGCACATGCAGAGCGCACAGGTAAAGAAGACCGGAACCCATCTTGGTGGATTAACTCAGATACCGGACAGCACATTTGTTTTTCTTGTGGATTTAAAGGAGGTCTTTACACTTTAATCAGCTATGTAGAGCAGATTGAGTTTGATAAAGCTCGTGAGTGGCTTGGGTCAACCGGTAGTTTGATGTCTAGGTTTACTCGATTGTTAGAAGAAAAGAAACCAGTTCTTGAAGAAACTTTAGTTGTAACTGAGTCTATGCTTCATGCTTTTGTTGACCCACCAGAAGAAGCTTTGGCTGTTCGCGGCTTAACTTTAAATGCTGCTAGGGCATACGAGCTTATGTGGGATTCTAGAAAGAAAAATTGGATTATGCCTATTAGAGATCCACTTACAGAGAAGTTAATGGGGTGGCAGGAAAAGGGGTATGACCGCCGATACTTTAATAACCAACCAGCTAAAGTAAAAAAGAGCACAGCTTTATTTGGTTATAAACAATACGTTGGTGGTCAAATGGTTGTTGTTGAATCACCCCTTGATGTAGTGCGCCTTGCCTCATTAGGAATCATGGGCGGTGTTGCTACGTATGGGGCTTTAGTGTCTATGGCTCAGTTTAATTTATTGCGGGGTGCAGATCGTTTAGTTATTGCTTTAGATAATGACCAAGCCGGTAAAGCCGCCTCTTTAACCCTTCTTGACCTATGTAAAGAGATGGGCAAAGAAGCTTGGTTTTTTAATTATTCACACACAGATATGAAGGATGTTGGCGGTATGAGCAAGGTTGAGATAGAGTCTGGCCTAGAAACAGCAAAACATATAGTGAGAGGAAAAGTATGATTATTGGACTTGCGGGTTATGCCCAATCAGGCAAAAACACAGTGGCTGACATTTTAGTTGATTACCATGGATTTACTCAGCTTGCTTTTGCCCAACCAATTAAAGATTTTTTATACGCTATTAACCCACTAGTTGCTTGTAGTCCTAGCGGTTACTTGCAAGGCTTGGTTGATCGTGATGGATGGGATAAAGCTAAGCAGGAACCCCAAGTACGTATGTTGCTACAAAACACAGGAGTAGCTGGGCGTGAGTTAATTGACGATTACCTATGGGTAGCCATGACTTTGTCACAGATTAAAGACCCACAAGAAGAACGTTATGTTATTACCGATGTTAGGTTTCCAAATGAAGCTGCCGCTATTAAAGCTCAGGGTGGTCAGATTTGGAAAGTTGAACGCCCGGGTGTTGAGCCTGTAAACGGACACATTTCAGAAACAGCCATGGATCCATGGATATTTGACGAAACTATCCTCAATGATGGAACGATTGAGGATCTAAAGAATAAGATCAAAGTTGACCTTTAAAGGAACTTTACTTCCCTACCAACCGGAAGCCGTAGACCGTATGGTTGAACGCCATAAGGTTTTAGTTGCCTACGACCTTGGTCTAGGTAAAACAGTTCTTACTATTGCTGCTATAGAACGTTTGATGGATGAGAACAAAGTTAAAGAGCCAGGGCTTATAATCTGTCTTTCCTCATTGAAATATCAATGGGCTAATCAGATTGAGAAATTTACCGATGGAACTTCACGCGCTTTGGTTATTGATGGAACGCCAAAGAAAAGAGCAGAGCAGTACGCCGAAGCTATGGACTGGCGGGCTTCAGGGGTTGATTACATCATTCTTAACTACGAGCAAATTGTTAACGACTGGGATTCCATCAAAGATTTACCACGAGGATTTGTCGTCCTTGACGAAGCAACAGCCATCAAGTCTTTTAGATCTAAACGATCAAAAGCAGTAAAGCGACTTATCAACGCACCATACCGCTACGCTCTTACCGGTACTCCAATTGAGAATGGTAAACCAGAAGAGCTATTTAGCATTATGCAGTTTGTAGACGCTGGGGTACTAGGCCGTTTTGATATCTTTGACTCAGCCTTTATTGTTCGTAACAATTGGGGCGGCGTACAGCGCTACCGTAATTTGCCTACATTGCATGAGAAGTTAAAAGAAGCTTGCGTACGTAAAGCTCAGAAAGATCCGGATGTAGCTCCCTTTCTTCCAGATTCAATTCACAAAGACCCGGTACGAATTATTTTAGATCGTAAGGGTTCTAAGCTGTACAGCACCATTGTTGAAGATTTAATTCGTGATCTAGATGAAGCGCAGAATTTGTTTGGTGCTTCCTTCAACCTCATAGCTCATTACGGTTATGAGAAAAAAGGCGGTGGGCCTGAAGACGAGATACGCGGTCGTATCATGTCTAAAATTGGTTGCTTGAAGATGCTTTGCTCACACCCAGATCTTTTGCGTACTAGTGCTAGAAAGTATGATGCTGTTGATAAAACAGTTTTGTGGGAAGATGAAGACGAGGACGGAACTGTAGCTAGATTTAGTCAAATGACACCTACTTTTGGAACTAAAGGCGGTTCAGCTTATGCTTCTGAGTTAGTAAAGTCTGGTTTGTTAGACGGCATTAACGACTCACCAAAGCTTGAGTATTTAATTGGGTATGTTAAAGACTTCCTAGATTTAGACCCAGCAAACAAGGTAGTTATCTTTGCTACCTATGTTGATATGTTAGACATGATTGCTAACGGTTTAGGGCCAGATCAATGCCGCAAGTATTCCGGTAAATTAGATGCTAAGACTAAAGAAGAAAACAAGATTGCATTTAACACTGATCCAGCTATTCGTGTTCTTATTAGCTCAGACGCCGGTGGGTACGGCGTAGATCTACCAGCAGCTAACTTGTTGGTTAACTACGATTTGCCTTGGTCTTCAGGTGGAGCGGTCCAGCGCAACGGCCGTATTATGCGAGCTTCTTCTACTTGGCCGTCAATTGTTATTCAAGATGTCATCATCTCTGGGTCTATTGAGGAGCGCCAATACGAGGCTTTACAACAGAAAAATGCCTTGGCAAGTGCGGTGGTAGATGGCGAAGGCATCGATGAACAGGGCGGGATACCCATGAATGTTGGCAGTTTAAAGGAGTTTCTATACATGGCCACTGTTTAGGTGTGTACACTAGTCAGATGCCTAACGCACCTAAGACGCCGACCCGCACCATACGGGTCCCTGACGACCTCTGGAAGGCCGTACAGTACAAAGCAGCCAAAGATGGGGTAACAGTTACCTCAGTCATTATTGAGGCTTTAGAGGCGTACGCAAAGGATTCTCATGGGTAAGCACCATGACAAGATTGCTAAGGCTTTAGAGATCCGCAAAGCTAACATGCCTAAAGGCACAGGGTTTAAGGTGCCAGGCTCAATGAACAAGAAGAAGACCGGTTACCGGGGCGTAAAGGCTAATAACGCCAAATAACAGTTGACACCTGTCAGTGGCCGGGTGTAAGTTTTCCTTAAGACGCTACAGAGCACAAGTGCTCTAAAGCTTAACAAAGGAAAACATATGAGCCTACTCGATATTAAAACTAACTTACGTCAATATCTATCACTTAAAAAAGAAATTGAGTTATTAACAAAAAGACAAGATGAATTAAAATCTCGTCTTAAATCTACAGTTGAAGCCGCTGGTGAAACAGATGACCGCGGTCACGTCATCCTTAAAGTTGAGGATGAAATTACAGGTGAAGTAACCCTCACACAACAACGACGTGTATCAAAATCCCTTGACATGGATGTAGCTGAAACGCTTCTTAAAGAGCGTGGCATCTATGACAAGTGCGTAAAAATGATTCCAGTTTTGCAAGAAGATGCAATCATGTCTTGCGTTTATACCGGAGAGCTTTCAGAAGCTGACGTTGATACTATGTTCCCATCTAAAATTTCTTACGCATTCTTGGTTAAAGCATCGAATGACTGATGATCTAATCAATTCTACTTTTGCTGACTTGGATAATTACTATCCAGGCAGTAAGCGGAAACGCAAACCAATAGAGGTTAAAAAACCTGAGATAGAGTTGGATACCACTTGGGATTCCAAGCCTTTCAAAAAGACATTACCCAATGGCAAAGACATTGAGATGTTTACTATTGGTGCTGTAGCTGCCGCAGTAGGTCGCCCAATTGCTTCAATACGTGCTTGGATCAAAGAAGGTTACCTACCAGCTTCTCCGTACAGACTTCCAACCAAGAAGGATGTTCACGGAAAAGACCACGCAGGGAGGCGGTTATATTCAAGAGCCATGGTGGAAAAGCTAGTAGAAATACTAGATAAGGCTGGACTATTGCACACAAAGCGCATAGAATGGCCTTTACACCGGCAAGTATCTTTGGATATCGCCGAG